ATAAATTAATTTAATTCATCGTTATATATTTAAACTATTACTTTAAATTATTATTCTTATTGAAATATTTTATTTTTATTAAAGTAAAAGCTACAGTAAAATAGCGACATCACTTGAGCAGAAGCGCATCACAGGCAATCCAGGGCAGCGAAAGCTCCCAGATCCTGAGACAACCATCGCCGTAAAGGGCGGATACCGTGAACCTCACCAGCCTTTGAGCTGGGCAGGCCGCATGCTTTGGGACCGCACCTTCCAGATGGGTAAGCACTGGATAGCTGAGTCCGACGTCGAGCTACTAAACCTTGTCTGCAAGCAGCTAGACCGTCAGGTTGAGATAGACCAGATGCGCCAAGAACAGCCGACCGACTTCCACATCATGCGTCAGTTGCTAGAGCTTGAAAAAGAAATCGTCAACAACCTAGGAAAGCTAGGTATGACAGTTGATGCTCGCTCTCGCCTAGGACTAGCTGAGATAAAAGCTCAGTCCGTGTTCGAAAAGCTGATGTCAGAGAGACAGTAAATGTGGCCTCCCGCTTGGCTAACCCCAGTTGCTCAAGAAGCAATAGACCGTGGTGACGGTGACTTTGTTATTCGCTTCGCATCAGCCTTCGGAACAATTACCAAGGACTCAGTAGCCGGACGAGCAGGCTCAAAGCTCATACTTCGTGACTGGCAGAAGGAGATGCTGAGGCATGTCTTTGCCCGAGACGAAGACGGCGGTCTATCTCACCGTGTCTCCCTGCTCGGCGTAGCCCGCAAGAACGGCAAGAGCGCCCTCGGCTCTATCATTGCTGCCTTTGGCTTGATGGACACCAAGACCCAAGGTGCTGAGGTTTACTCAGTTGCAGCCGACCGCAACCAGGCACGTATCGTCTTTGAAGATACAAAGCGCATGATTTCGGCTACAGAGCTGAGCGAGCACGTAAAGATTTACCGAGACGCCATTCTTGTCCCTGCTACTAACAATGTCTACCGAGTGCTGTCTGCCGACGCTCCCCGAGCTGAAGGTTTGAGCCCCACGCTCGTCCTCTTCGATGAGCTCCATGCCCAGCCCTCTAGAGACCTCTTTGACGTTATGTCACTAGCGCAGGGTGCTCGTGGTAAGAACGCAACAATGGTTGCCATCACCACAGCTGGAGTCAAGACCGAGAGCAGAACAGGCAAGGACTCCATCGCCTACGACCTGTATCAGTACGGCCAGAAGATTGCCAGAGGAGAAATCGTCGACCCGACCTTCTTCATGGCGTGGTACGAAGCTCCTCACGACGCCGATCACCGTGAGGTTGAGTCTTGGAAGTTAGCTAACCCTGGCTACGACGACATCTGCGCCGCTTCTGACTTTGAATCGGCCGTTTTGCGCACTCCAGAGTCCGAATTCCGCACAAAACGCTGTAATCAGTGGGTTTCTAGCCAATCTGCATGGCTTCCGGCGGGCGCATGGGACAAATTAGCTGGAGATTTCGAGATTAGCCCCGATGAGGACTACGTTTTGGGCTTTGACGGCTCTTATGCCTCTGACTCCACCGCTTTAGTCGTGTGTACGTTGCCAAAAGACGATAATTTGCCAAAAGTAGCGCTCATCCGCACTTGGGAGAAGAACTTTGGCGTTGATGACGACTCTTGGCGGGTTCCAATGGATGAAGTCAAGCAAAGCATCATAGATTATGTACAAAATTACCCGAATGTGCGAGAAATCGCCTGTGACCCGTACCGCTGGGCCCAGATGATGCAGGATCTTGACGAAATGGGCCTTCCAATCGTCGAATACAAGACAAACTTGCTCAATTTGATGATTCCAGCCACCCAAAAGGTGTTTGATGCGGTTGTAGAGGGTAAGTTAGTCCATGACGGTAACCCATCGCTGTCTCGGCACATCGACAACTGTATTGTCAAGACAGACCACCGAGGACAACGAGTTACAAAAGAACATAGCAATTCAAATAAGAAGATTGACAACGCTATCGCATTCATCATTGCTTACGACAGGGCAACCGTCGGTAGAATGGATGAGGTAGTGCCACAGGTTTTTGTATAGGCGGTTATTTTGGGATTTGTAGACAGACTGTTCGGCCGAGAAGATAGGGCCGTTACTTTTCAGTCCATCTGGGGCTCTGGCGATTTTCTAGAAACGTCATCTAACTCAGGCACATTCGTAGACTCTAAGACTGCACTGCAAATCAACGCTGTCTTCAGTGCAGTGTCCCTTATTTCGGACACAATCAGCACTCTTCCGGTTGACGCCTACATCCGCAGGGACGGCGCTCGCTTTGCATTCCGTCCTCGCCCAACTTGGGTAACCAAGCCAGACGTCGACACCACCAAAGAAGCCTTCTACGGATCTGTCATCGTTTCGCTATTGCTAGACGGCAACGCATTCATTCGTGTCTACAGCAACCCACAGGGTGAGGTAGTCAACCTAGTCGTTCTAAACCCACTCGATGTAGAAATCAACCGCAACGGTCTAGGCAGAGTCCAGTTCGTAGTCCGAGGCGAAGAGAACGCTTTATCTTCAGACGAAGTAATCTTCATTCCAGACATCGTTAGACCAGGCCACATCAGAGGCATCAGCCGAGTAGAGGCCCTGAAGGAAAACTTCGGTCTAGCAATCGCTCTACAGAACTACGCAGCTAAGTTCTTCGGTAACGGCACTCAGACCTCTGGTGTAATCGAGTTCCCAGGCAACCTGACCGCAGAGCAGGCCAAGTTGATGCAGGAAGCGTTTGACTCACGTCACCGTGGATGGTCAAAGGCTCACAAGACTGTCGTGATGTCGGGTGGCGCAAAGTACAGCCGCACCGACGTACCTAACGACCAAGCTCAGTTCCTGGATTCCCGTCGACTAGCAGTAGAGGATGTAGCCCGTGCTTTCAACGTTCCACCACATCTACTGGGGCTACCTGGTACTACGTCGTACGCTTCGGTGGAGCAAAACAACCTTGCTTGGGTTACCCACTGCCTGCGTCCGATTGTTGAAAAGATTGAAGGCGCATTCAACCCGCTGATGTCACGCTACCCAGGTGGCGAGACCGCATTTATCAAGTTCAACCTCGATGGATTACTTCGTGCCGACATCAACAGTCGCATGACTGCCTTCTCTACGGGCCTACAGTCGGGCTTCCTGACCATCAACGACGTCAGAAGGATAGAAGACCTACCTCCTATCAACGACCCGTCAGCTGACACCGTACGAGTGCCTTTGGCTAACGTAAACATCGAAGCTGCTGACCTATCAGCCGAGAAGGAGCGAGTCGACATGGCTCAGCGCCTGATTCAGGTCGGATTCGACCCAGCTGATGTAATGGCAAAGCTCAACTTGCCTGCCATTGCACACACGGGCAAGGATTCGGTCCAGCTACAGCCGGACCAGCCAGGGGTAACCGTTGATCAGTAATGGTTGGACGACTGTCGGACTGACTGCGACACCTATCGACGGTGTTCACAATCAGCCGTCTCGTATTACCATTCACAACAACGACAACGCCACGAACATTTACCTAGGTGGAGCTGGCGTAACTACTACAACTGGATTGCTGCTTGTCAAAGAGCAAAGCTATCAGTTCACACTAAACCCACTAGAGCAAATCTATGCAGTCAGTAACAAGACTGGCCATGTGATTAGCTGGATGAGGCAACCAATCTAATGACCGAAGAACTAAGAGCAGCACCAGGAACTCTGCAAGTAGGTGACTGGGTGCGCTGGGACTCGTCCGGTGGAACAGCTCGGGGCCAGATTGAGGAAATAGTAACGGATGGCGTTATCAACGTCCCAGAGTCAAGCTTTGAGGTTACTGGAACCCCTACTGACCCAGCTGCCCTAATCGAGGTCTACGAGCGAGTTGAAAATGGCTGGCGTGAGACTGAAGTCTACGTAGGTCACAAGTTTTCAACCCTTACCAGCATCGAAGCGTTAAACGTTGTTGACGAAGACGACGATGAAGATGACGACGAAAGAGATTCGGTCGAAGTCCGTGAAGTAAACCTAACTCCTCCAGCCTACATGCGAGCAGCAGCCAGAAGTGGCCTGCGCTACTACGAAGAAGGCAAGGGCGGCGATGGCTTGGTCGAAAGAACTGTCCGAGAAGCGAGAGCGATGGCGGCAGGCAACGTCACGGCTGACAAGTGGGTTCGGATTCGGGCTTGGATTGCTCGTCACCTTGTGGATCTGGATTCGCCCGCCGCTAGACCTGATTCCGCTGATTATCCTAGTGCTGGTGTAGTTGCACACCTTCTATGGGGTTCCGGTCCATCTAAGCGAGCTGCTCAACGAGTTTTGGCTTACGCAGAGGGTGTTGTTAGTAGAATTGAAGCTGAGAACGAAGGCCGAGCGAAAGGCGAAGCATTGTCAAAGATTGAAACTCGTGTAAACCACACGCAGTTTGAGGTTCGTGAAGTTGCAGAAGGCATGCGCTTCAGTGGCTACGGAGCTGTATTCAACAGCCCATCAGAGCCACTACCTTTCACTGAGGTCATTGCACCTGGAGCATTCCGCAAGTCGCTTCGTGCTCGCAACGACATCAAGTTCTTGTGGAACCACGACACTGGCGAGATTCTAGGATCGACCCGTGCAGGAACCATGTCTCTAACTGAGGATGACTACGGCCTAAAGGTCGAGGGCATCTTGCCAAACACTTCACGTGGTCGTGATGTGGCAGAGCTACTTCGCCGTGGCGATGTTGACTCGATGAGCTTCGGATTCTCAGTGCCACAGGGCGGAGACTCTTGGAGCACCGATGGTGGTCAGAGGACCTTGAATTCGGTCAGACTTCACGAGGTTTCGCTGGTTGCCTTCCCTGCTTATTCTGCAACCGCTGGCACTGCTTCTGTTCGTGGACTAGACAAGGTTGCTACTCGGTCAGGTGTAGACGCAGACGCATTGGCTGACGCACTTATCAAACTAGAAGACGGAAGCGACCTGACCCCAGACGAGGGTCGACTAATTACTCAGGCTGTGGACTCTCTAGTTCCAACCGCAGAGCCTGAAGCTGAAGCAGAGCCTGCTACTGATGAAGGTATGCTTGAGCTAAAGAAGATGAAACTAAAGCTACTACTGGACAGGATCTAACATGGCATCAAAAGCAGAAATCAAGAAGGCAATCCTCGATGTTGCCGGAAACCCAGATTCGGGAGTCATCTTTGACTTGGCAGACCGCTTTGCAGATGCCGTCGTCGCAATCGACTCCCCTGCTGCCCTTGAAAAGGCAGATAAGGAAGTTCGTGTAACCAAGCCGACTGAGCTACGCTAGTCGCCAAGTAACGAACTCCGCCCCGTCAGTCTCTTTCACTGGCGGGGTTTCCTTTTGGCGTGTCCAATTACTTGTAAACTATTTACAACGGATGTGAGTCAGCTCTGCCGTCTTCAGTTGAGCGTCAACGCCACTGGTATCCAAACTAACTATTAGGAGACTAAATGTCTGAGTTCATCAAGGCTCAGCAGGAACTCCGTGCTAACTTGACCGAGCAGATTCGTGATGTAATCGAATCAGCTGAGGCCGAGAAGCGTGGACTTGACGCTGCTGAACTAACCAAAATTGACCGCATCGAAGCTGACCTACGCTCAGCTGACGAAGCAATCGCAGTTGCACAGCGCAACGAGGCTCGCAAGGTTGAGGCATCTGCCGCAGCTAAGGGCTTCGCAATGCCAGTTTCAGAGGAGCGCTCATCCGCAGCTATCCTTCGTGAGATTGCTGCAACCCGTGGCGCACACACCTTCGAGCGTCGCACCCTAGTCCCAAGCGACAACACCGTACCAAAGTCATTCTTTGACCAGGTATTCGATGTTGCACGTCTAGTCGGCCCAATGCTAGATGTTGGTCAGCGTATCAACACTGCATCAGGTGAGGACATCACCATCCCTGTACTCAACGCTTACAGCACCGCAACCCTAAAGGCTGCTGGATCTGCAATCGACGAGTCAGAGCCTACCTACAGCTCCATCACCCTTGGCGCTTACAAGTACGGCTTGCTCATTCCTGTAGCCTCAGAGCTAATCAGCGATGCAGGATTCGACATCTCATCTCACCTAGCAGAGCAGGCTGGTAACGGCCTAGGCTTCGCAGTCAACGCAGCTCTAACCAACGGAACTGGTACTAACCAGCCAAACGGTCTAAAGACTGCTGCTGGCTCAGGTATCACTGGTGGCACTGGCGTTTCTGGCGCATTCACCGCTGACAACCTGATTGACCTTCAGTACTCCCTAGACGGTGCTGCACGTCGCCTACCTGGTGTTGCTTACATGGCAAACACTCAGACCCTAGGTGCAATGCGCAAGCTAAAGGACAACGCAGGACAGTACCTCTACCAGGTAAACGTCGGAGCCCCAGACAGCTTTGCTGGCTTCTCAGTTATTGAGAACCCTGCACTGCCTGCTAACGGCACTGGTGTCGTTGGTTCGGTACTCTTCGGCCACATGCCTTCTTACAAGGTACGTGTTGCTGGCGGAATCCAGGTAGCAACCTCGACTGACTACGCATTCAACCAGGACGTAACCACGTTCCGTGTAATGATGCGTGTTGACGGTGACTTGACTCACGCAAGCCACATCAAGTACTTCAAGGGCGGCGCAAGCTAGTCTTTGAAATAGACCGAGGCCCCTCAGCGTTGTAGGTTGCGCTGGGGGGTTTCGCTTTGCTATGTTTATGACATGCCAACCTACGAAAAGCTAAACGGTGCAGTATCACTTGCCAGTAACTCTCCTGGAATGCCTACGGGCTACGGACAACAAGCATTACTTCTTGCGGAACGCCTTGTGCGCCACGGCATCAAGTTTGCTGCCCTAAGTAACTACGGTCTTCAGGGCGTAAAGTCCGAACTTGTCATCGGTGGCAAGAAGGTCCCGCACTATCCCACCGGACTATCTCAGTACTCGACCGATGTGATGCCAGCTTGGGCGCAGGACTTCTCGTCTCAACACCCTGACCTAAAGCACGTCTTGTTCACTTTGTACGACGTGTGGGTTTACAACCAAATGAAATACGACGGACCTATTGTCTCTTGGGTTCCTCTAGATCACATCACTCTTCCACCAGGCGTTCGTGAGTTCTTGGTCAAGGACAACGTTATTCCAGTCACAATGTCTCCGTTTGGGAAACGCCAGCTGGATAGCGTCGGTATAGACAATGTATACATCCCGCATGGAGTCGATACCAAGATTTACAAGCCGTCTAAGACCGTGCAAGGCAAGCCAACCCGTGAGTACATGGGACTCAAGGACACTGACTTCCTAGTAGGCATGGTGGCAGCCAACAAAGCCAACGGACAGATTCACAGGAAGGCTTACGCCGAGAATCTACTGGCCTTCTCGCTACACCTAAAGAAGTATCCAGACAGCTATCTATACATTCACTCAGAGCCAACCAAGGCTTACGGTGGATTCGATTTGGCCGTGCTACTTGCGATGGTTGGAATCCCTAAAGAAAACGTCATCATCCCTGACCCGATGCTGTCACGCTTGGGCTACTCACAGCAAGACATGGCTGGCTTCTACACGGCTTTTGACGTCTTGCTAAGCACTTCATACGGCGAAGGCTTTGGTATCCCTACAATCGAAGCTCAAGCTTGTGGCACACGAGTTATCACTAGCAACTTTGCTGCCTCGATGGACCTAGCGTCTGAAGATAGCTGGAAGATTGACGGACAGCCGTTCTGGGACGAGGCTCAGGCTTCCTTCTTCCAGATT